TACAAAATCTTTGCAGAAAAGAACATGACATAATATGGCAGGCAGCAACGCACAACTTCTTTGCACTTTTGCAAAGTATAATACATATCAAAACGAAATAGATGCGTTGTCTGAGTATTACAACATACTTGAAAAGAAAGTATATGTATTACAAAACGTCGCCAACAAGGATGAAATATTTCTTACATATAACGCCGAAAAGAACGGCAGTCAGTTTTATACCAATACAATTTCTGTTCATCGTAAAAAAGAACATAATATTATATACAGCATCAATGCTCTGAATGAACTCATCAAAGAGCAGAATAACGGTATAGTATCAAATACATTTCAGATAAACTGGGAACAATATAAGAATTCATTCATTACTGCCAGAGAAGGCAAAATAAAAGTCACGCCAACACGGTTGATGAAGATTTATCAGATAAGTTAAGCATAAACTTTTTTTAGTTTATAGTTATAGATACTTAACGAATGACTGATTAACGATTGAAAAAATAGCCAACGGCTTCTTATAGATTGACGATTATCATTTATTGAGTCATAGTATTCAACATTGACCGAGTTGAGTACTTTCAAATTGGTCAAAACACATTAACAATTAACGAATAAATAATTATGTCATTAGACCTTAACAAAATTAAGTCGCGTCTTGATTCGCTCAAGAGCACACAAAACAAGACCACCGCTGTGTGGAAGCCAACACCGGGCAAGAACGTAATCCGAATCGTTCCTTATGCTCACAATCCTGAAAATCCGTTCATTGAACTGCTTTTCCATTACAACATGAACGGTAAGACATATCTGTCTCCTGCTTCATTTGGTCGTCCTGATCCTATCGTTGAATTTGCTAACAAATTAAAGAAGAGCGGAGACAAGGAAGAATGGAAGACGGGTCGCTCGCTTGAACCCAAACTTCGTACATATGTACCTGTTCTCGTTCGTGGAGCAGAGCACGAAGGTGTGAAGTTCTGGGGTATGGGTAAGCAGGTGTATCAGGAAATCTTGAGCATCATTGCTGATGCTGACTATGGCGATATTACTGACCTGCGTGCAGGTCGTGACATTGTCGTGGAGTTCAAGACTGCCGAAGAAACTGGCAAGAGCTTCCCCGAGACCACAATTCGCGTCAAGCCAAATCAGACTCCCGCGTTTGATCCTTCTGATGCTACCATCAAAGAGAAGGTCAAGAATCAGAAGAACGTCACAGAACTGTTCCCAGAACTGTCTTACGAAGAACTGGCCACTGTTATGGATACTTGGTTGAACTCTTCACAGGAGGCGGCTGAAGATGGCGAGACTGTTTCTGCCACTGCTGCTACTACTGAAGCAGAGCCAGCCGATGCTCCTGCACCAAAAAGTGCTACAACCAAGGCTGCTGTCAAGGCTCCATCCAACACAAAAGATATTGCCGACGAATTCAACAATTTGTTCAACTCCTAAGTTGAACATAGTAGTAGAATAAATGATGAGAGATGGTGCACCAGATGGAGTACTGGTGCACCATTACTCAAATATACTATCATATATGAAAAAGAAAACTATTGAACACGAGATTGAATCATCTCGCGATGAACTGGCAGAAGCATTAGCCGACTCCATCAATAAGAACAGCGACGGCAAAGTTGCTTTCTTTCTTGATGCAGAAGACGATCCTTCGCAAATTACTGACTGGGTTTCTACTGGAAATAGTCTCGTTGACTTGACTATTGCCAATCGACCAAATGGTGGATTGCCTGTAGGTAGAATTACTGAACTAACTGGTCTTGAAGCATCCGGTAAGAGCCTTATGGGCGCTCACCTACTTGCTGAGACCCAGAAGAAGGGTGGACTGGCAGTATTCATCGACACAGAAACTTCCGTATCTACGGATTTTCTAACAGCCATTGGTGTAGACGTTCCAAAGATGCTATATATCAATGTTGATACAGTAGAAGATGTTTTTGATAAGGTTGAAGAAATCATCACTCTTGTTCGCAAGAGTAGCAAGAATCGTCTTGTGACTATTCTGGTTGACTCTGTTGCCGCTGCTTCTACCAAGAAGGAATTGGCAAGCGATCACGGTGCGGATGGTTTTGCTACCGGCAAAGCCATTGCTATCAGCAAGGCGATGAGAAAGATCACAGGACTTATTGCTAAACAGCGTGTATGCCTGTGCTTTACCAATCAACTCCGTCAAAAGGTGGGATTTGTTGGACTTGGCGATCCTTGGACAACCAGTGGCGGTAAAGCCATTGCGTTCCATGCTTCGCTTCGCCTACGTCTGAAGCAGTTGAATCAAATCAAGAACGCAGATAAACAGACGGTTGGTATTCGTACCAAGTGCACTGTTGTCAAAAATCGTATGGGACCACCTATGCGAAGTGCTGAATTTGACATCTACTTTGACCGAGGCATCGACAACTTCAGCAATTGGTTGGAACATCTCATTGAATGGGATATTGTAACCAATGCCAAGAAGCCAAAGGTTGCAGGTGAAAAGAAGACAAAGAAGCAGTTGGAAGAAGAAAAGGAAGAAGATAAGAAGGCAAAGAACCTACAGTTCATTATGCCTGTTGAAGGCAAAGAACCCGAGACAGTCGTTTTTGAAAAGAAGGACTTGCCCAAGTTGCTCAAAGAAAGACCGGAGTGCAGAGACTATCTTTATAACAAACTTTGCGAAAATTTTGTTATGAAATATAAGGCTCCAAACTCTGAAATGGCTGATGACGTTGAATACGACGAAGCATCAGAAGGAGCAGACGACTAAAATGATCGTGTGGAGTGAAATACCTCCACACGATCCATATAAATGCAAGAAGATACTAAAAAGAAATTCGCTTCAATATTTTCTCAGATAAAGTCTGAGCATGCCAACTTGCCTGTAAATACCAAGAAGGAAAAGAACAGCGACATACTTATTGTAGATGGAACCAATAACTTCATTCGTTGTTGGACAGTTGTTCCTACACTAAGTGATAATGGAGATCACGTTGGTGGAGTAACTGGATTTCTTACCAGTCTTGGATATGCTATAAAACTATTACGTCCTACACGAGTTATTGTAGTATTTGACGGCAAAGGCGGAAGCCAACGCCGCCGAGACATATATCCAGAATATAAGAATAATCGTAAAGTATCTGTTCGTGTAAATAGAGCATATGAAGAAATGAGCGATCCTAAGACAGAACAGGAAGCGATGATAAATCAAATGGTGAAACTGATTGATTTTCTTCGCAGCCTGCCGGTAAGTGTCATTTCTATTGATTATATAGAAGCAGACGATGCTATTGCTTATATTGCCACACAGATGTATCCAACATCCAAGATTACCATAATGAGTGGTGATAAGGACTTTATTCAACTTATCAATGATAGAGTATGTATCTGGAGTCCTATCAAGAAAAAGATTTATGGTGTGCAGGATGTAATCAATGAATATGGTGTCCATCCTACTAACTTTATTTACTATCGTATATTAGAAGGCGATAGTTCTGATAATATTGATGGTGTCAAGGGAGTTGGACTCAAAACTGCCATCAAATGCTTTCCTATGCTTACAGAAAACAAGGAAACTTCAGTTGAAGAACTGTTGCTTCGTGCCAAGGACTGTATAAACGAAAAGAAGATATATTCAAGCATTGTGGAACATTCTAAGATCTTGAATAGAAACTATATGCTTATGCAACTAAAGAACCCAAGTTTTGCAGGTTCGTTGCAAATGAAAATATCTGATGCTGTAGAGAATGTATATGACTACAACAAGTTTCATTTTATACAAAAACTTACAGCACACGGTATGCACTCCACTATACCAAACTATCACGTATGGTTGCAGGAAGTATTCTATCCTTTGCACGTTATGGCAAAAACTGAATAATTTTTCTAAATCAAATTGACGAAACTCCAAATGCGTCGTAATATTCTAAACATCATCATTTATGGCTCCAGTAATCATCGACAATCTACACAAATATGGTCTTGAATTTCAAGTCAAGATCATCGCAAGCATCCTTACGGACAAGACGTTTCTTGAACGTGTTGTTGACATCATAGAGATTGATGCCTTCGAGAACGAGGCACATCGCTGGATTGTAAAGGAAATCATTCAATATCACGCGGAATATAAGGACTTGCCTACTATGCAAGTTTTCAAGGTGCGTGTTGATACTATTGAAAATGCCGACTTCAAGGCAACAGTGACAGATCACCTAAAGAGTGTTTATCTCAAGATTAGTGAAAAGGATCTACAGTTTGTGCGTGAGCAGTTCTTGGAGTTCTGTAAGAATCAGAAACTCAAGAACGCCATTATTGAGTCTGTTGACCATCTCAAGACAGGTGAATATGACAAGATCAAGGGTCTTGTTGACAAGGCGATGAAGGCGGGTATGGAACGCAACCTTGGTCATAACTATCACAAGGACGTTGCTACTCGTATGAGTGAAATGTGCCGCAATACTATTCCTACCGGCTGGGATGTCATTGACTCTCTTATGGACGGCGGTCTTGGGCCTGGCGAACTGGGTATTGTTGTTGCCCCTGCTGGCATTGGTAAGAGTTGGCTGCTGTGCAGCCTTGGTGCCAAGGCAATGAAGCGTGGCAAGAACATCGCCCACTTTACGCTGGAACTGAACGAAAACTATGTCGGACTGCGATATGACTGCTGCTTTACACATATTGACTTTCAGGAAATCAAGCATCGCCAAGGCGAAGTTGAAGATGTCATCAAGAAGATTGATGGTAAGTTGTTTGTAAAGTATTTTCCGCTAAAGACGGTTAGTGCCCAATCGCTCAAGTTTCATATCGAACGCATTCAGGCACTTGAGAATGTCAAGATAGAAGAAATGGTGGTTGATTATGCCGACATTCTTCGTCCGCAGGAAAAGGAAAAGAACAGCAACAGTTATAGCGAAGCAGGAAACATCTATGAAGAACTGCGTCAAGTTGCAGGAGAACTACAGATTCCTGTCTGGACTGCTTCACAAACAAACCGAAGCGGCGGTCAGGAAGACGTTGTTCAGGCACATAATATTGCTGATTCATATCGTAAGATTATGACTGCCGACTTTGTGTTCAGCGTAACACGAAACATGCAAGACAAAGCCAACAATACTGCTCGCTGTCACGTAATCAAGAACCGCTTTGGTCCTGATGGCATTACTTTGTATGCCAAAATGAATACAAGCAACGGTGATATTGAAATCTACGACGCCAAGTCAAAGGAAGCAATCGCTATTCAGTCCGGTATGGAAGATGACGAGTCTTCTATGAAGACGATGTTGAAGAATAAATGGAATAGTTCTCGCCAAAATCAAAATGGCGAAAATGTCAATTTGTGAGAAAATTTTGTAAAATTTTTTTGCATAATTTATTTTTTATAAAACGTATTTATTCTCCACACAATAATAGCAAGCGGAGGAAATTTTTATGACAATCTTTGACGAACAAATCGCTCGTAAGCCAAATCGTTACCCATGGGCACAAGAATATATTGATGCCATGTGGGCTGGACATTGGACTCCAAACGAGTTCACATTCACATCCGACTTACAGCAATACAAAACTGAACTAACTCCGCAAGAGCAGGTTATTATCAAGAATGCTTTGAGTGCAATCGGACAGATAGAAATATCTGTAAAGAAATTTTGGACGAAACTTGGTGATACATTACCACATCCAGCACTATCTGATCTTGGCATTACTATGGGCAATATTGAAGTTATTCATAACAATGCATATGAAAAACTATTGGATGTGCTACAAATGCAGGATGTGTTTGAGGAAAACCTAAAACTTGATATTATTCAAGGTCGTGTAAAGTATCTTCGTAAATATCTTGATAAGGTATATACAGACAATCGCAAGCAGTATATATACTCGCTGATCCTTTTTACACTTTATGTAGAAAACGTGTCTCTATTTAGCCAGTTTTATATTATCAACTGGTTCAACCGCTATAAAGGTCT